GGAACAATTGGAATAGCAACGCCGCGCTCTGATGCTCTTTATCAGAATTATATTGTCCTTTTTGAGTGCATGCGTGATTCTACGGCGGTTAATAATCAAATTACCGTTAAAGAAAACCATCCCTACAATTATCCTGTCGCTACATCTAATTATGAGCATCAGGTTATCAATACAGTAATTGAGAATGACAACAACGGTGCCAATATCACGCTCAATGGAACCCAGAAGATTCAGATTAATGGCGCAGATGTTCTGGCAGATCATGGACTTATGACCACTATTCCTGATAGTGGTGGAAGCGCCGTAACTTGGAATCAATACTATACAAATGCTGGCGGTAAATGGGCTTTATATACAACATCTGATACATTTACCGGTGAATATAACAACTCCGGTACTCCAACTGCTTTATCTTCGGGGCATTTCGCGGTCTATAGGCTCTATGTATCCAAGGATAATCTAACAACTTCAACGCCAACCTATTTCGCAATATTGGATGTCGCCCAATATACAAGCTTAGGAAATGCGAATACTGCAATTAGTAATGGAACGCCAGCAGCCCCAACTAATGAGCTACTTGGTTTAGAACTCGCACAGCTTGGCTATATCGTGTATCGAGCAAGTACGTCGGCCATTGATAATGTGGTTATTTCTAAAGCTACATTACGCTCAACAATAAGTTCTTCAGGTACAACAACTGCTGCTTTAGTTACTACTGATACGGCATCTTTTAGTCATATTCTGTCATCGTCAAATACAAATGTTCAATCATGTTTGAATACTATTGATGGCGCTACATTTAGTGCATTTAATGGTGGAACTGGCGTCAGCAATCCGACAGCGCATACTTTGCCTATAGCAGAAGGATCATCTGCATATAATTTTGCAACATTAACGAATGGCGAATTATTGATCGGATCGACTTCAAATGATCCAGTTCCTGCTACGTTGACAGCTGGTGCTGGAATGACCATCACAAATGGCGCTGGATCGATATCACTTTCATCTTCAGGAACTATTGTTACTTCGCATACATCCGCTGGGTCTGGTAATCATACCTTTAATGCTAATACTAAATATATAATCGTATATGGATGGGGAGCTGGATCTGGTGGAGGATCAGGAAGGAGAGGCGCATCTACTTCAGCAGGCGGAGGATCCGGTGGAGCTGGTGGTACAGTATTTATGATTGAATCTCCCGTATCATTTTTTGGCGGTGGCGGCGCAACAGTTCCTTATGTGGTTGGTGCTGGAGGCTCCGGCGCCACTGCTCAAACATCTGATAATACAGATGGCAATGTTGGAACTGCTGGTGGTATTACTTCCTTCGGAAATATTTTTTCTGCTATTTCTATAAGCCCAGCTCCAGGTGGTGCGGCCGGTACTTCAGGAACAGCTTCTGCTGGCCATGGACAATCTTCTTATATTTCTATGGGTTCATTAGGTTATATTGCTAGTGGTGGGCGTGGCGCAACTGGAGTTGGAGTTGCTGGTACCGATAATGCATTTACGACAATGCAACCAACTGGTGGTGGTGGTGGAGCAGGTGCAGATTCAGGAACTGCACGACAAGGTAGTACAGGTGTCAATATCCAGAGACCAGATACAGCAGCAATTCTACTTGCTGGCGGAACTGGCGGTATAGAATCAGGTACTATTAATGGAGGCCTTGGTAATCCTGGAAGTTCTCTCAGTAATGCAATAGTCGGCGGAACTGGCGGTGGTGGTGGAGGCGGTCAATCTGTTGGCAGTGCAGCAGGCAATGGCGGCAACGGTGGCAAACCAGGCGGCGGTGGTGGCGGCGGCGGCGGTTCTCTCAATGGAACAAATTCCGGTACTGGTGGCAACGGAGCCGATGGCGCACTCTATATAATTGAATTTATATAAAGGAGAATTATGAGCAATAGGCTTGGAGGAAAGCAAGGAACTGCTTATATAGGCACGAATGCTAATCAGCCTCCCAATATGCATTTTCGTGATAGGCCACCTACTGCATATGATAGATTCGATTATTCAGTAGGTGATTTTTGGATTGATTCAAACGCGCCTGACAATTTGAGTTTATGGATATTAATCTCTTTGCAAGGTGATACAGGTTCGCGTGGCGAACTTGCCCATTGGGCGCAAGTTAATTTAGGAGTTGCAATGATTAATCAGATTGATGTAGATGGCAATATACCAGTATATCCACTGAATAGTGTTATGTTTATGTATGGCGTCCATGGTATATCTACTGCAGTGCCATTATCACCAAATACAGTAAATATCGGAATCAATAATACAATCACTTTAGGTGATCTCGCAGCGGTTCCTGCCAATACAGCAGCTTTGACATTAACAACTGGTGATGTGCTTATTAATGCAGGAAATTTAGATTTGCCTGATACTTCTATTGGAAGTACCGCAGGTGTTATTAGAATGGGCGGCCTTCCATATTTCCGCAATTATGGAAGAAACAATCTTTTTATAGGAACTACTGGCAATACAACGCTTACAGTGGCCAGCGCTTATAGCAATACAGCAATTGGAAATGCGAATTTAGGATTATTGACAACTGGTAGCGGCAACGTAACAATGGGCGCAGGATCCATGGCCTTTTTAACGACTGGAAGCAACAATTGTGGTCTTGGTTCTCAATCCTTGCTTGTTGCAGATACGGGATCGAATAATATCGCAATTGGTAATTTTGTTGCGCAGGGGCAAACATCTGCTAATGACAACGTGGCAATTGGAACCAGATCCTTATTAGGCAACTTAACCGGTAGCAATAATGTCACCATTGGCAGTTCTGCCATGCGCAATAGTGCGACTGGAGCAAACAATATCGTCCTTGGCTATTTTGCAGGTACTAATTATGTTGGTGCTGAAACAAATAATATCATCATTGGTGATCCAGGAACTGCTGCTGAATCAAATACAATTAGATTGGGTGCAACTGCAACTGGCGGTACATTTACTGCTCAAACTGCATGTTGGATAGGTGGTATACGTGGTGTAACTACAGGCGTGGCTGATGCTGTTCCTGTGTTAATTGACTCTACAGGCCAGCTGGGAACTATTTCATCTTCGCGTATCTATAAAGAGAACATTGCTGATTTAGGAGCAATAAGCAAAGCAATCTATAGTCTGAGGCCGGTAAGTTTCAACTTTAAGTCAGACAAGAGTAAGAGAGAAAACTATGGCTTGATTGCTGAAGAAGTTGAAGAGCAAATGCCTAACCTGGTTGTTTATAATAGCCAGCAAGCACCTGAAACTGTACGTTATCTGGATTTGATACCTTTGATGCTAAATGAAATGATCAAAATGAATGGTCGAGTTACTGCTATTGAGGAGCGCTATGCAATTTAAATCTTTATTGACTAATAAAGTCTTTTTGATTGCTATTACTGTTGTTTTTGCTTTAGCTATAGGACTTTTATGCAAGTACATAATCAAGAAACCTATAGCTATTCCTGTCGAGAATATAGCTGAAAAAGTGATTGATAAAGAGACAGGTATCGACTTTGATTTTAGTGCAACTGATACCAATCTCTTTCGCAATCGAGAACAAGTTTTACAAGAATTAAGAGATACAGTTAAGAACTGCTCTGATGCTATAAAGCAAGCTAAGGAAACTATATCAACTGCGACCTAAGGAGGTGGTAAACGAATTGATATAAACGTACGATGAGATTTGATTTTCATTTAAAGAAGCTCTGTTTGTTGCAGAGCTTCTTTTGATAGAAGAGGGTAACAAATGATTTATCGGGAGTTTTTAGATCCAAGAATACGCTCTACGATTTTTTCGACAGCATCTAAAACTGTCGCAGCGGTGAAATCGCCGATCTTTTCCCAACAGGGATCAGATTCATCGGCGCCTATTTGAATGTAAAGTTCGAAATCTTCTGAAGTAGGTTTAGTAACTTTGCAGATAGATCCACAGGGAGCATGGTCATATTTGGAAGGTTCACCGCATCGTATTAACATATTAACGCTTCCTTTCAAACTCTTCTTGGACTTTTTTAATCTTCAATATGCGATCACGGACTTTGTAGTATTCACTACGAGGTAGATCTGCCAATGTTTCAATGGTGTAGGATTCCATGATCTCCTTAGCCAACTTATCATAACCTTGCAGCTCAATCAAAAGCTCATTGTATTGGTCTTTGCTGATAGGATTATCACGATCTATAATAGGTTTTTCGGCAGAAGCAGGTTTGCTAAGCTCTTTTATTATGTGCTTTTCAGCAAGTTCTTCACCATTGTCATCAAAGCTGACAGGATCTCCATCTGAAGGCGCTATACCTAGTAGCATCTGAGCATGAATGCGCTTATAGATTTCTAATCTATTGCCAGTCTGGCGATCTGTCTCACCTGCTACGACTCTGGCACATGAAGCTATCCATTGGCCACTGGCATGAATTAGGTTTGACCATAAAAGGACAGCGCCTGTACCTTCTGCCATCAATTCTTGATACTGATAGAAACCAAGACCATTTGAGGCTAACGAATCCTTAGTGGCGAATAGAGTTGCCTTAAGATTGGCAAACTTTCGTCCTGCTTGAACCTCGTTCGCCTTTAGCTCTTTATAGGTTCCTTGGGCTTTTGCCAAAGCAGCTGCAATCTTGTCAATCTCAATTGAACGATACTGGCTATTTGGCTCCATGATCGCCTCTTGCTTGCTCATATGCATCTTCGGCATTTGTTGGTTTTATATCATAATCTGATTCAAGCTTGACAATCATATTTTTTATGTCTGTTGTGCATTCTTTACTGATTATTCGTACAGCTTCTAATTCAAGACATTTTGCTTTGTAGTTTCTATAAAGATCTTCATAATCTTTCCACAGTTTTCTATTGGCTAAATGAGTAATTATACTATCAGCAATCAATAAGCCAATGCATAACCAAAAGAATAATTTTATAAGTAACCATATTGCCATATATAGATAGGACATTATTTTTTCCTTTCAGAGCTTCGTTCATACCATCTACGATAACATAGATAACATTCTCTTAACTCAGCATGGCATGTTTCTTGTCCACAAATTGGGCAGATTTCAAATTCAGGTCGTGACAAAATGTCACCGACCGTTTCTACCCGTGAGGATTTGTCACGCTTTGACTTTTTCATTGGATTTATCTACTTTACTTAATTTTTCTTTTACTTTTTTCAATTGTTTGTCCATCTCATCATCAAACTCAAGCAATGACATAAAAAATTTATAAGTTAGTTCATAACGTTCTGTTTCATGATGTATATACATAAGATTCTCATTTACTTGCATATTTTCATAATGGTCTTGTATAAAATAATTAATAGCACTAATTTGGCATTCTAGATGATTAGTTAAGGGTTTTAATAATTGATTGGCTATATCTTTACGCCGTTGCAACCATTCTTCTATAGTTGCTGATCGCAATTCAAGACTGCCATTTTTCTTAATGGTTTCCATTGATTTCCTTTGTAGATTGATCTTCTTTAGCGCCTGATTTTTTGATTATCTCTATGAATTCGTTATATGAATTGACAGAATTATTTGCAAATTGAATGCGACTGGCAATGAAATGCAACGCAGGATAAAGTTCAGCAAATTTGTTTTGGATCTCTCCAAGCAATCTATTAACTTCAGGCAAATCAGTTTCTGTTAACGGCTTACCGCGATGTTTATTGAGCTCATCATGGAGTTTTACATATTCATCATAGATTTGAGTTATTTCCTTATCGAGACTATTAACTTTCTTTTCTATCGACATTGATATTCCTTACTTTTTGTTCTTTTCTATATAAGCCATTACTGAAGCAAATGATTTAGCTGGCAAATCTGCCATTAGTTTTATCTTGTTAAACCCCAATATATTATCGTACAAAATTTTATGATTAGAAGCTGTCTTCAACATATCCTTAATAGCTTGTATCTGTTCTTCTGATATTGGCTCTTGGTTCAAATTTGTATGTTTAATTGCTATATGCTCTTGTTCTTCTTCGCAGTCATCATCTTCACAAGGTATAGCGCATAAAGATTGGATTGCTTGTTTCCTAATATAGGTGTTAGAAGCTCCTTTGGCTTGATTACCTGGTTTTTCAATTATGAAAAGACGTGTATCTTCTACAAATTGTCCTGTAGGAAAATGAACTAGGCGTGTTGTAAGATATTCGATGCCATTTGAAACCCATTCAAAATGCCATATAATTATTTTCTGTTTATGCAATGCTTCTTCAACACCGTTATAAATATCTGTGATAGTAGCAAAATCCCATCCTTGATTTTTATTAGTACCACTTTTGCCAGTAGGTTTGAAATCTTTTTTAGCTTCCCAAAAAGCAGCGCCTATTGCTCTAATATCATCTGACATTGAATGAGTTTTACTTGGTGAATAAGTTTCTTTGCCTATTATTAACGCACTATTTAATGGATCATTATCGACTATCTTGAAATCTGACATTATTTGTCCTTGATTACAATTATTTTTGTTATTGGAAATCTATCTTTCTCGCTTAAAGGTTCGGGCGAGCAAGCCATATGCCCATATTTAGCGATTTCTTTATTTAAAACATTATATGAAGCAGGTCTTACCCAACGCCAACCTATTGAATAAAGATGATTTAAAATACGACCTTGCATTCTTAAGGCATCTAGTAAATCTAGTTTTATTCTTTTGTTATCCTTGGTGAAGAATCTGCAATTTTCACTACATGCTTTATTGTGTTTACCATAAAAGCCTCTAAAGATTCTTGTCGCATCCATGTTTATTTTTTCCCTCTTATTCGGTGGCTTAAAGGGACTAATATCTACATATGTTCGATCATTTTCTGTCGTAATGATTTTCATATTTAACATTTTATCATCTATTATTTAGGATCTTTCTCATTGACTCTATATATTGCTCCAGACAATGAAAAAGATTCTTCTATTTTTCTGATTGCAGTATGAATATTGGTTATAGCTCGATAACAAGTCACACAATCATAGCAAGTAAATTCAGCATCATCGCATTCTGGTTCTGTGCATTCATCTGTTTGTTTTTCTAAATACATTTGTGCATCTTGTAAAGCTTGTATTGCTGTATAGAGATTGTTCATTATGTCTTTTTCTGTTTTTCTATCCATTATTTTTTTATCCATTGTTTTTCTTTGTATTAGATTTGTAAATACAACTGTTTGCCATTTGCTCCAATACTTGGTCTAAATCTTCTTTTTTATAGCCTCGCCAATTGTTTTGAGGCCATCTATATGCTTTAATCTTTTTTGCCTTCTCCCATTGCCTTAAAGTATTTCTGCTTACACCTAAATAAGCTGCAGCCTCTTTGATTCGTAGATAATCGCTCATCTTGTTCATGTATATCCTTATCATATATACATAAGTTACCATAGATTATCTTAGATTGCAAGAATTAGTTTGCATAAAAATAGCGGCTTGAGGGGAAATCTATCTAAAACCGCCCAAGCCGCTAAAGGACTCATCATAACTGCACAAATGAAAGGAGTAAGAAAGAGCAGTTAGAATGATAAATGAATAATATTGTTATAAGCCTACAACAAAAAACACGCCAAGCCAATTTCTTAGCAAAGCGTGTTTTATCAAGAAAAACTACTTTGATTTTATAACAAAAAAGAGGTGAAAGACAATTTTACTTGCCTCTCACCTTGAATGTCCATTATACTGATTCCAATTTTATTGAATTGAAAAACACCTTTTAACGAAAAAAGACAATGTATCGCTTCGCAGGCCTTCATTGTCCTTTTAAATAAAAAGATGAACAAATTAAACCACAATCTACATACAAGTCAAGAAAAACATCAAACAAAATCAATAATCTATATTTTAGAACTTATAGGCAAATGCCCTAAAACATTTAAAAAAATACTAGCTGTACTATTGAAGATGGATAATCTCTATAAAGTGATTTCTCCTTCTGAGGAATGGTTGCGCAAGCAAGTAGGTTGCTGTCGTACATATGTCTCAGAAGTTGTAAAGGCTCTTATGAACATTGGAATTATTACAGTTATTAATAGGGGTTGGATACCTGATATCTATAAAAATGGATATCTAGTTCGGGCTGGCTATTGGCTTACCAATATTTATAAGTTTAGCCCTTTGATTTATGACCATGATTTTAGAGCAAAACTTGCTGCCCTTTTACCTGGATGCCAAGCACTAGAATACTCACTATTAATGCAATTTGAAAACCAGCTCCTAGAGAGAAAGTCGACACTATTAAGACCAAGTATTGAAAAAGAAGGGGGGATAACTGGGGATGGTACTATACTGGAGGATTGTAAATGGACAAAAGCGCCCATTTCTGGTATGATGGAAAGAAATAAAAGTACAATTTCACCAATCAAGGAAAACTATGGATGTAAAACCTACTTCCCCCCTTCCAATTTTGACTAGTTTAGATACGAAAGAGATGGATGCCGCAACCGCCAGCGCTTTGCGACTTTATCCTGACGAAGTCTTACAAGCAGCAGATCGGCAAACGCTCAAAAAAGAGAATCTTGATAATCCATTCATCTATTTTCTTGGATGTTGTCGGGGAATCTACAAAGATTATCTTGCAAATGGTGGGAGTCTCCCCTCACGTTATGAAACCCGAAAAGAATTCCTTCAAAAGGGAACTTCACAATCTCTGCCTTATCAGAAGCCAGGGTATTATGAAAAGTTACGGCAAGAGTCTTCGCAGGCGAAAGCTCAAACTGATTATGAACGGCAAAAGGCAAATGCCCGCATCAACGAGATTTGTTATGATCGCTTGCAAGATTCTAAACAAAAAAGCTGGACTAAAACAGTTGGCAGTCCTGTACAGTTTGTGAATGGTCATCCTGTTTTGACAGATGAACAACGTGCTGTTTTGTTGAATAACTCTTTTGTTCAGCGCTATTTTAAGGATCATGATTGCACTTGGGAAGATGTGAAGGCAAAGTTTAAACATAATGATGCTGCTGTTTTTTCAGGGGAACCCTTACAGCCTGTCCCTGAAGTTATGGATATTTTTTGCTCGCCAGTTGATAATAGTTGGCAAAATGTGAGCGCGATGCCTAATAATATCGTGGATAGGGCGCCCAAAAATGACCTAAATAGCTGGCCAACTATCTCAAATGAGGAATCACAAGGCAGCATATAAAATCGTTTAACCTGGGCCAAATTTGATATCTCTTAAAATATGTCCGCGAGTTTTCCCGATTGTGATATAATGAGTTAACGAACAAAACTAGACGGGGATGCCCGCGGCCGTATTTTTAAAGGGAGAATTCATGGCGCGCAGTATGTCCTTTACTATTCCTCTAGCGCCAATTGCTTGGCAACGTGCCGGCTTGAATGGCAAACATTTCTTCGATAAGCAACACAAAGAAAAGCTATTTGTTAATATTTACCTCATTCAGCAATTGCATGGTCAGCCAATATTTTCTAAAGCCGTCAAAATGTCTATACTTTTTTGTATGCCAACACCCAAATATCTACAGAAAAGTAAAACTCTACCTCCACATGACAAGAAACCAGATTTAGATAATCTCGAGAAATTTCTATTAGACAGTATTTCTAATGGTGTGCTTTTATCAGATGATTGTCTTGTTTGTTCAGTATCTAAAGAAAAAGTATATGATAAGAATCCAAGAACAGAATTTACAATTACAGAGGTTTTCTAGTGGCCAAAAAAGCTAATTGCAAAATAGATAATGATAGCCTTTCTTCAAGTCCACTGTCAAAAATTAGAAACAAACTGATGGATCCGTTTTATTGGATGATTAGCGACGTTCCAGACGATTATCTACGTGATTTAGCTACTGAGTATTTAGATTACCTTGATAACAATCCAAATGTTATTCGAATATATACGTTCTTTGCTGGAAAAAGAATATCTACTACTACAATAGATACCTGGCGTAAGAAAAGTATCTTGTTTAATGCTGCTTATGAGTTGGGGAAAGATATTTTGGCAGAGCGACGTGAAAAAGATGCATGGGAACATGGAGGAGCTCTTACCATATTTTTAAAAACACAGCATTTATATGATGCTAAATGGCTTGAAATAAATAAATATCTTGCCGCTTTAAAGAAAGAAGAAGGTACTCAATCAGAAGTTAGATATGTCTATTTAGAGAAGCCTAAAGTTAAAAGCAAAGATGAGATGGAAGCGGAGAAGAATCCCGATATAACTGTAACTGTAAAGGAGTAAAATGCGTTTATTTGAGTGGATTATAGGCAAACGTACAAAATCTGAGTGTGATAGACTCAAGGATGAGAATGAACGACTAAGCAAGCAAGTGGTTTCTCTTTTAGGTGAGATTCAAGAAGCTAATGCAAAATATGATTTTGAAACAGCAAGATTGGAAAAAAAAATAGCAACATTGGAAGCAAACAAAGAAAATTTGGTAAAGACTTTAGAAGATTCTGAAAAGCATTTGATAGATAGGCAATGGAAGATTGATGCCTTGCAGAATGAAAATAGTTCACTTGAAGCCGACCTGTGTATATTGCAAGATGAGATTCAAAGTATTAAAGAATTAGCGCGAGCACAAAAAGAAACAGATTGGATTGAATATACAAAAAAATGGTGGGCAAAAGCTCCAATTCAAAAACTTAATCTTTCTGTAAGAATCAATCAATGTCTTGCTACTATTAATATACTTACTATAGGCGATTTATTAGGTAAAACAGAGTCAGAATTATCAGAAATCAAAAACTTTGGCCATGACAGTATTAATAAAATTAAAGAAAGATTGGCATTAATTGGTTTATCATTGAAGCCCGATTATATGCGATGTGTAAACAATCCTGATTTTACATTAAAAATGACACGATATGAGAATTTAAAGCCTAAACCTGATTTCATGGCAGCTGCTAAAAAGCGCGGTCGTCCTAGAAAAGGACAATAAATGAAATGCAGTGAATGCAACAAATCGGCTGTTTATGTAGCTTATGGAGATGATTGCGCAACTGCTTTCTGCCTTGAACATATGCCAAAAATGAAATGGGAAGGTGACTTATTAAAAGAAAGACCTGCAATGGCGTCTGACTTTTGGATTGCAGATGCAAGAGCCAACTGTAGCCAAGTTGTCGACAGTTCGGAGACAACTGAGAAGAAATGAACGTTGAAGAAAGTTTAGAATTTAGCAAATTTTCGCTTCGTTGGTATCAGGAAGAAATCTGGGACACGATTGAAGAAGGCAGATCAAAGCGCGTCCTTTATGTGGCTGCGAGACGAGCAGGTAAAGATATCCTTTTTTGGAATCTCGCCATTCGCCAATGCGTTAAGCGTGTATGTCTTGTTCATTATGTACTGCCTACCTATCAACAAGGCCGCAAATGTATTTTCGATGCACTTACGATAGATGGCCTTAAGTTCCTTGATTTCCTGCCCAAAAGTCAGATAGCGGCCATTAACCAGGCAGAAATGAAGATCAGATTCCACAATAATTCAGTGCTTCAAATCGTCGGCGGCGATACCTACTCATCTTCAATGGTAGGTACAAATCCTTATGCTGTTATCCTCTCAGAATATGCCTTGATGCCTCATGACATATTCGACTATATTCGTCCTATGCTTGCAGCAAATAAAGGATGGTGTGCATTTGTAGGAACTCCTCGCGGCAAAAATCATATGTGGCAACTGTGGAAAATGGCACAAGAATGGCCTGAATGGAGAGTATTCATTCATAAAGCTTCAGAGATACATCATATAGACGACGAGGATCTCGCCAGAGAGCGAGAACAGATGGATCCTGGCGTCTATCTTCAGGAATATGAATGTTCATTTGATAGGGGAATATCCGGCTCATTTTATGGTACGTATCTTGATGCTTTAAAGCTCCGCGGCCAAATCAATTACATCGCCTGGGAGCCTGGTTTGCTCGTATATACAGCATGGGATATCGGCGTCAATGATGCCACGACAATAATATTCTGGCAGTCAGTTGCAGATGGGGCAGTTATACGTATTATTGACTGTTATTCAAATACGGGACTTGGACTTGATCATTATGCTAAAGTTATACAGGATAAGCCGTATAAGTATGGGAAGCATTTTGCTCCTGCTGATATAAAAGTAAGGGAATGGGGTGGCGGCGCTGTTACTCGCTTTGAGAAAGCTGCTCAATTAGGCATCAACTTTACTTTGATAGAACAAGTAAGCATCATTGACGGTATCGAAAATGTCTGGACACATTTCAATAAATTCTGGATTGATCAGGAGAAATGCAGATCTCTTGTTAATGCTTTGGAGAATTATCGCAAAGAATGGAATGAGAATCAGCAGCGATATTTGCCGATTCCCGTCAAATCCTGGTGTTGCCACTATGCTGATGCGTTACGCTATATGTGTTTGGCTATTCATCGTACAAGAAAAGGCATGTCGCCAGAAGATTTCGACAAAAAGAAGGCTGCTGCTCTTTATGGTGGCCAAGCAGAACTGCCCAGATTCTTTAGGGATGATCCGCGATATGATCATTATCGCTAATAAATAATCGTCTTGTTCTCATTTCAAGTCTAAAATGAAAATAGTATTTAAAAACTTGTTTTCCCTCTCTGGTCTTTCTAGACTTTTATAGCAGAGGGAATTAAGAGAAGGGAAGCACAATGTTAATGCGGCAACCGGAATACTTACAAGATGATTATGGCTCGATAAAGAAAAAGATTGATGCTGATTATTCGGCTAACCAGGCTATATGGCAGGTGTTTTGGACTGAAGCAACATTAGATGCGCGGCTTGAAGCTGGTGACACTTCAATGATGGCTGAACTCAATCAGGCTCTGCCCAACAATAACCGTGGTTCATGGTTCTTCAACAGAACACGGCCGATGTGCGGCATGGTTTCAGGCCATCAGCGACGCAACCGTAAATCTACTATCGTTGTACCTTTGGAGAACGGCGATCAAAAGACTGCCGATCAATGGACAAAGATACTCATGAATATCTATAAGCGCGAAGGTGTTTATGAGACAATCTCAGATGCCTTTCATCAGGGCGCGTGCATTACCGGCATGAATTTGCTCCATGTTTATTTGGATTATACCAATGATCCTGTTTCAGGTGATATCAAAATAGACAATCTCTCCTACAATAGCTTTTTTATAGATCCCTATTTCCGCAAGCCTGATCTTTCAGACTGTTCGTTTGTCTGGCGTCGCAGCTACTTATCTCACAGCGCAGCTGCCTCATTGATGCCAGATCATTATGATACCATTATGGCTTTGCCCGGAAATCCAACAGGAACGGGCAGAGACGGGCGTTTTCAGTATATGCCTGAATCATACGGCCAGACGCAACAGAATCGTTTAGCTTACGACGAATATTACTACAGAGATTATCGCAAGCAGAAGTTGCTTGTTGATAAGCAGACTGGTGAGACGATGGAAATCACCAATCAAACTGATATGGATATAGAGACATTCCGTGCTCATTATCCTCAGGTTGAGATCATCGAACAGCAAATACCTACCATTCGCCTTGCAATAATGATTCAAGATAAAGTCTTTTACGATGGCAATTCGGGCCTTGATATGTATCCTTTTGTGCCTGTAATTGGTTTCTATAACCCATTTATGCCCTATTTCTATAGCCGCATCCAAGGATTATGTCGTTCGCTCAGGGACCCACAAATCCTTATGAATCGACGTATTATTCTTTCTGCCGATGCAGCTGAATCAGTAGTCAACAGCGGTTGGATATTTAAGGAAAATGCTGTTATCGATGTTAAGCATTTATTCCAAACCGGGCAGGGCAGAGTTATTCCTTTGAAGGAAGAAGCTGCGATGACCGACATTCAGCAGATTGCTCCGCCTAATATTCCGCAATACTTCTTTCAATTGCAGGATACATTCTCGCAGGAAATGAATGCCGTTACCGGTATTACAGAGGAACTTTTAGGTGCATCAAAAGACGATTCTATAGCAGGAATACTTTCAGCATTACGACAAAGTGCAGGACTCACAACGTTGCAGCCTTTATTTGACAGACTGGATTTCTCGCAGAATCTGTTAGGTCGTATTGTCATGGAAATTGTTCGTAATAACTATACGCCCGGCAAGATTCAAAATTTGCTTGAAGGTGAACAGCCTGCGCCTCTCTTTTATAATAAAGCTTTCGGCAAATATCACTGCATGGTTGAGCTTGGGTTCAATACAGAATCTCAAAAGCAAATGCAGTTTGCTCAGCTCTTGCAGCTCAAAGAACTCGGCGTGCCTATTCCCGATACAAGTCTTATCGAAGCTGCGACAATTCAGAACAAAGATAAGATCGGTCAGCAAATGCAAGCCCAGCAGCAGGCCGCTCAACAAATGCAACAGCAACAGGCTCAAGCTGCCATGCAGGAACTGCAGGCTCGAACCCATTTGGCACATTCTCGTGCATATGCCGATGAAGGCTTGGGCAATGAACGTAATAGCAGAATTGAGGAAAATAAAGCACTGGCGGAGGAAAGAAAGGCGGCTGCCGTTAAGGATGACTATCTTGCAATATTGAATTTTGCAAAAGCAATGAAAGAGATAGAGAATATTGATATAACTCAGCTCGAACAGATACTGGCTATTCAGCGAGCTATAAATGAACCTCGGCCAATTCAGAAAGGTTCTGAAGTGGTAAGATAGAGGTAAAGCCTTGCGGCCATCTGGTACGCAATTTCTTACAAGGAGCCAACCATGGCAAAAAGATACCACCACTCAAAGCATATGCGCGAGGGGCATCATAGCCCTGTGCCAAACACAGTCAGCGGATTACGTCATGATGAAGGTTATGCAGGCGGATACCATGCAAGCCGTAAGATGATGGAGCGCGACGGTCATATGATCAGCGAAGATCATGGAGCGCCTTGCTTGCTGCCGCGTCACATTATTGAAGAGTACTGGCCAATGGCACATAACGATCATATGGGCTTTGTAGAAGATAAATTCTATGGCGCTCAGAAACAAATGCATGAAGACTATAATGATCTTGGTAGAGAATTAGAGCCAAAGAAATACTAGGATTAAAATGCCGGGAAGCATTAGAAGTAATAAAAAAGCAATGAAGATTGCTTATGCAATTCTACAGACTCCTAAAGAGAAGCAGCAGCGAAGCCAGCCTAAACCTTCTGAAAAGCAGGTAAGAGAATGGTTCCGTGACTCTTCTATGGCTCAATAATACGCATAAAGGGGGAGGATCGCTCCCCCTTTTTTGGAGATCATATGGCTATACCAAAGAAATTTTGGGAAGAAGAAGCGCACGAGATTGCGCATAAAGATATAAAAAAAGAGCTTGAAAAGGCAGCAGGAAAGACTAAGAAAAAGAAGATGCCGCACAAGCCCCGTAAATTGAAGAAAATTAAACCGCGTGAACACGCGATAATAAGGTAAGCAAATGCCTAAAAAACATGATTTATCAATAAAAAAAGCCATGAAGCATCCTGATAAGTTAGGTGCTGGCGCTAAAAAAAGAAAACATCTTGGCCCAAAATCTAAAGTAGAAGTTGTAATGAAAGAATTCAAACGGGGAACTCTTCATAGCGGCCATGGTGGAAAAGTTATAAATCCTAAGCAAGCAATTGCGATTGGATTATCTGAAGCGCGTAAAAAAGGCGCCAGGATACCTAAAAAGAAAAAATGATTTCTACCTTACATTCCTTAGATCGCAGTAATGCTATCAATAAAAGCCCCTGTTCCTCTGAGGGGTTTTTATTTGCTGCAAACAAGTGTAGGCTTTAATTAATACAAGTTTGTAATTGGAAGAGTAAATGAACGAAAAAAAGAAGCCAGCTGGCCAGGTTATTCTTGAGCATGATGCACTTCATCTAGATCTTGAAGATGACATCATAGAATATCGGCGCAAGATGGAGCCCGATATCATTAAAGCAATATGGAACACAGTAGAGAAATCAAAAACAGTTCCTCTTTATGCAGGCAAAGATTTTTATATATGTCTGACAACAACTACAGATGCCGTGCTTAGACAACCCAAGGCGGTTGTATGGGCACGGCGCTCTTGTCCAACACCACTTTATAAACAATCAGTGTGGAAATATCATAATAAAGATGGAAATCTTGA